TGCCAGAGACCATTGACGGTAAATTCCAGTTAATGGAGTTTGTGTATAAAAACACAGATTCATTTATTATGAATACTTTTGGATTTGTATGGGAGAATAGACAGTGGTGGAGTAAATTTCCTGTACAGGTTTATAAAATTGATAACCAAATTATCGGTTTACATGCATTTACATACAATACTAAAAAAGAAAGCACAATTAAAACATACTACATTGTAACGCATAAAGCTTTCAGAGGCCAGGGCATTGCAAAAAAGATGATTATTCATACCCTGAATACTTATAGTGAAGTTAGTAGTAACTATTTTGTCAATTCAGAAGAAAATAGTGATGGTATGCACTTTTTTAAGAAGCTATTCAATGACAAGTTTCTTCTTACAAAGAATGAATTTGGTAGTTTGGACTATGTTTTTGAAGCTCCAATAGACCATATATTAAACAATGACAAGAAAATTTAAAACAGGTGCTCAAAGAGACAATGACGAAGGTAAACCTCGTTTGAGTCTTGTACCGTCTGAAGAACTTTTTAGAGTTGCTACTCATTATACTAACGGTGGTAAGAAGTATGGGTACGGAAATTGGAAAAAAGGTATGAAGACTTCCGTTTATTATGATAGTGCTCAACGTCATTTAATAAAATGGTGGAAAGGTGATACAGATGAAGATCATTTAGCCGCTGTTGTTTGGAATGTTCTTGGTGCTATGTGGACGGAAAAAAATCTTCCAGGTATGGATGACAGAAAAGAATTTAAATGAGCCAAATGACGTACAAATTTATAGTTGCTTCTCAAAAAGCTAATTTTCAAGATACTATTCTATACAAGTCAATGTGTAATCATTGCATTGACTTTTCAAGAGTCATATTTTTCGGTAATAACAAGAGGTCTCTTAATGAGTGTTATAACGAAGGTATAACTGAATGCATTAAAAATGGTATTGATATAGCCGTTTTTGTGCATGACGACGTCATTATTAACTGTGATGATGTGGTTTTTCGTATTCAAAAGTATGCTTCTATGTTCGATGTAACTGGTCTTGCCGGCAATACTACATTAAACATTAAAGAACCGGTATTGTGGCATTTACTTTCAACCAGAGATAAGTTAAGAGGATGTGTTGCTCATGGTGATGAAAACAAATACATGTACACTTCATACGGTTATATACCTGATAGGGTATTAATGATCGATGGGGTGTTTATGATCGTGAATTTAAAGAAATTACCAGCACATGTACGTTTTGATGAACAGATACCATCACGTTTCCATTTTTATGACTTAATTTTTTCAATGGAATGCAGTCTAAACAGGGTAACTATCGGTGTAGGAGATGTACCTATCATACATGCATCACCTGGTTTACGTGAAATGCATAATGAATGGCAACAAGGCCAAGCTTATTTCTTACAAAAGTACAAGAAGTACGTTGGTAAAACGTTGACTGTTTAATGGAAGTAACATATAATTGTTAATATGGAATTAAAACTCAATTTGGATGAGTTCGAAAACGTTTTGATATACAAGTCCTTGACGGATGAGAAGTATCTAACCAATGTTATTGACTTTATCAAGCCAGAATACTTTAAAGATAAGAATATTAAGGCTATTTTCAATATTATTAAGAGTTTTTATATTAAGCGTAATGTTGTACCTACAGTTACCGAACTAAAAACGTTTATTAATTCAGATGAAGTTAAAGAAACATTTAAAATCGTTCTTAGAAACATTTCTAACATCGATAAAAACCTAAATGAAGATGAATTAATTGAAAATACTGAAAGGTACATCAAAGAAAGAGCTATTTACAATACGATGCTTGAAGTAGCTGAAGATGTATCTTCAGGAAAGATTGATACAGGGTTTATTCTTGATAAATTTGAAAAGAGCTGCAATGTAAATCTTAAAACAGACATCGGTCTGGACCTGTTTAATAACTTTGAAGCTGTTATACAGGATTTAAATACCGATCAACCTACCATTTCTAGCCGTTGGAAGTGGTTAGACGAAAAGATTGATGGTGGTTTCATGCAAAATGGTAGAGCTCTGTACGTGTTTGCAGGTGAAACTAACGTCGGTAAGAGTATTTTTCTCGGTAACATTGCATCTAACATAGCTAGTCAGGGTAAGACCGTGTTGATTATAACGTTAGAGATGAGTGAATTGGTGTACGCAAAGAGACTTTCATCTAATATCACAAAGATTCCAATGAGAAGTCTTCGAGACGAGTCGGTTACCCTCAAGCAACAGATCGAAGAGATAAGCAAAAACACGCCAGAATGTAGAATTCTTATTAAAGAGTTCCCGCCTAGCACGGTTACATGTCATCAGCTGCAGTCTTTTATTAAGAGCATTACAACAAAAGGTGTAAAGTTTGATGCAATTGTTGTAGATTATGTTAATCTCATTAAAAGTACTGTTGGTAACAATAGTTACGAGCGTGTTAAGTATGCTACCGAACATTTGCGAGCACTTACCTATACGTTTAGCTGCCCTATTATTACTGCTACTCAGTTAAACAGATCAGGCTACAATGTAAATAACCCAGGACTTGATACAATCGGTGAAAGTATGGGGCTTGCAGCTACTGCTGACGTAATTATCGGCATTTACCAAGACGAAGAAGATAAAGAATTAGGTATTGTTAAGATGAATATGATGAAAAACCGTTTCGGAGCTAAATTTGGTACGACTTCTATGCGGATGGATTACGCTACATTGACGGTTTCAGAGGATGACTCATTATCAAACCAGGGTGATCAGACAAGTATTACCAATACGTTAGCGATGCTAAGCAATAAAAGTTGATATAGTTGAAGGCCTCATAAATATGTAAGAGGCTTGATGAGTTTAGATAAAACAGGTAACAGATCTCCATATTTGCTTATTCAGGATGAAGAATTGATACATTCTTTTTATTGTTTTTGCACGTTTTGCTATCTTTACTATGGTAAAAAGATAAATTTTGCCACTATCTTTACTAAAATCTTGCAAGACGATAAATTAAAACGTCTTTACAAGCTAACTATATCAGAGCCTAGTGATTTTGAAGCTTTTAAAAAGTTTATCCTGTTCGAACCATCAATTACCAAGAGTAAATACATTACTAAAATTATTAATAAGGTAAAAGTTTAGGAACTTTGATATAATTGCAGCGTGACTTCAGCAGAACAATACATTTATAACTGCTATCTTGAAACTTCACGTAAACTAAACAATAAGCCTTTCAAATATCGTAAAAATTTTGATAACTTTGAAGAAAAAGAAGAATATGTATTGGTGAATAAGCTTTCTCGCTTTTTTTCTAAGTATCCAAACATTAATATTAAGGACTTTTTTGAAGCGCCATATTTTGTTTACAATGAAAGCTTTTTCGATCTAAAATTTTTTACTACGCAAAAAGCTATTAAAAGCTATACTGCTTATCAGAACAAGTTTCTACCAGAAAACCCAGACCACGAACAGTCAATTCAAAAAATTAAAGATAGCTTTGAGTTTATTTATAATTTTTGCAAGCTTAATAATATTTCTTTTGATCAATACATCAATTGTGTTGAAAGTAATAGCAAGTGGCATTCTTTCTTTATTCACCTAAAAAATAGAAATATTTGTCTTTACCCTCTTTTTATTTTTCCAAACTTTGATAAAATACTTAGAGAGTATGACAAAGAAATTAAAGAATTTGTTTTTGGCGACACTTTTCAAAACATCAATTTTTATCGGACAAAGTATTATAGCAGTTCAAAAGCTAAAAGACTGTGCTCGATAATTTACGAAAACCTAAATCTAAAGTTGAATTCTAAAACCTAAAACCTATAATAACCAAATTTTATGACAAACATGATTAATAGTTCGTTGTTCCAGAGCATCAAGGGTGCTCTTGCTCAGGATAAGAATACTACCGGTCTATCTGAAATTATGAAGACCGAAGTTGGTAATACGTACACTGTACGTCTACTACCCTTTACTAAGGACCCGAAAAAGACATTTTTTCACTTTTTTACGCATGGATGGCAGAGCTTTGCAAGCGGTCAATACGTCGCTGCATTGAGTCCGCAGACGTTCGGTGAGCGCGATCCAATCGCTGAAGAGCGTTATCGTATTCTTCGTACCGGTACTGAAGCTGAAAAGCAGAAGGCAAAGGCTATTGGTCGTAGCGAGAAGTGGCTGGTAAATGTTTACGTTATTAATGATCCGACCAACCCGGACAACAACGGTAAGGTCAAGATTCTTCGTTACGGTAAGCAGCTTCAGAAGATTATTACTGATGCAATTGAA